ACGGTACTGCTTATCTGGTTGCAGGAGTCGGACTTGAACCGACGACCTTCTGGTTATGAGCCAGACGAGCTACCACTGCTCCACCCTGCGTCAAACTGGCTCCCTAAGATGGATTCGAACCACCGACATTCGGTTTAACAGACCGACGCAACTACCACTGTGCTATTAGGGAATAGCGGTTATTCCTGCATGAACTTCTGTATGACAATTCGCGCAAAGCATAACACACTTATCTAATTCTTCTTTAATTACATTCCACGTTCTGGTGTTTCCAGACTCTGAAATGCCAAAATCTTTTTTATCGGGATCGAGATGATGAAACTGCAATGCACCCACATGCTTATCATAACCGCATATTACACACGAACCGCCCATATATTCAACCGACTTACGTTTAAGATTTTTTCTAAATCTATCAACTGCCGCTTTGTTTTTACACTTCACGGAACAAAATTTTTGTTTTGCTTCATTTTCACATAAGTGCCATTCACATTTTTTCATTTTCTTCTCCCAAAAAGATTAACAGACTTTGTTAATCTATTTATACTTTTTGAGATTTATATAAGCACCTCACGTCTTGGTGCTTACGCTAAACATTCTCGACAGACTCCATACACCATACGGCATGCGAGTAGTTTAGCTATAGAATGGTGCCCCCACGACGACTCGAACGCCGGACCTGATGATTACAAATCAACTGCTCTACCAACTGAGCTATAAGGGCAAGACTTATTAGAAGAGCGCACTGGCTACTGAGGTGTTGCCTCGCTACAGACAGTAATTTCGCTCTTTACGTTCTCATCTTCCCCCAATCGCTTGGTCACCACGAGAACTTCCAGTGCGGTCATCTAATAAGTCATGTGGGAGGGCCGAAACCCTCCCGACACAAACTTTATCTAACAATGTCAAAGATCAGAAACTTATTTATACACTCTACTACACTTTTTGGGGTAAGTCAAGTGCTTTTTTAAATTTATTTTCAAAAATCTTCTGGTTTATATGGGTCGTAAAATCTTCCCCACATCCAGCCAGAAGGTAGTATGAAAGTAAGTGGGTCTACCAAATGCGTTTTACCACTAGGGTCGACACACCACTTTCGTCTTCTATGTCTCGCCTTCATCGCTATGAGATTGCGAGTTTCCCACGATTGGCGTCTGCCATACATAGGATTATTTTCGTTGCGCCTTGTTCCTCGCATCTTGCGACGAATTTTGGCCTTTGTATCTTCTTTCAAGCCACCCCAATTAGGGTTGTTGCTTCCACTTAACGCTAGAGCAATCTTTCGTTTATGCTCTGTTGTTAGATTTGGTATCTTCTTTCTAGCAACTTTATCCTTGAATGTCAACCCCTTTTTTAAACTTTCTGCTTTTTCTCTGATATATTCGATATTAGAGTTTTGCAGCAAAAGTTCTCTGGGCTTTGGTACCTGTTCCGGGTCCTTGACTAACCAGATTTCGCTTTTGTGTTTAAAGAGGAAGTATCTCACTTATAACACCTTTATCCAGCAATGTCAAGTCATGTTCTCGATCAATATACTTAAATTCAACATTTACCGGCACAAAATCACCAAGTGCCTCGAATACATCGTCGATATTCAGTGTTGAACAGGTATAGACATCCAGTTGCATCAATGCCGGGTCTACTTCGTCCCATACATGCATGGCAATATGGCTCGTTTCGATAATAGTTACCGCAGTCAAGCCTTGATTGCCTTCCATGTCCGAATACACGGCATATGGACCCATAAGTATCTTCATGCCAATCTTATCTACTAGAAGTTTCATCCAATCTTGAATGGCTTCTGCGCACTTAGGCGGATTTTTAAGTTCGGCACGGATGATTAAATGCTTATGTTCCAGTATTTGACCCATCAAAGTATTTCCCTAGATAGTGGAGAGAACTTCTATTTATTAGGAGTCCACCATATACTTTCGATGAAGTCCTTACCAAAGTTTTCTACCGCATAGTCATAATTTTGTTTACAGTGAGGAATATTATTGTATATAATTTGCTTCTCTTCGTCTGTAAAATCGTTTATATCTAATAATTTGTTTGCTATTTTGGAAAAATTAAAATCAGTATAAGGAATTTGTAAATATTCACACAATTCCATCATACTATTTTCTGTAAATAGCGTCTCATAAAATCCAATAAAAATATTTCCGAAGACTTGACGATAATTCTCTATCGTTTTTTCCCAATTTAATAATCGGTATTCAAATGGAACTGGAATATTCAATACATCGCTTAGTGTAACAGGAACATCGCTTGAAGTATTTTGTCGATATCTTCTAAATGTTTCAGACATCTTTTCGTTGGAGTCCACAGACAACTTAGCGATTACATCCAATTTCGTTTCTGAAATTTTCTGATTTATTGGATCCCGGAGAATAATTACCGGGAGAACTTTGAATCCATACAAGGTTGCCTTAGCAGCAAACTCTTGAAGTTGCTCTATCGTTGCAAAACCATTAGACGGTGACATTTCTCCTAGAAGATTAACCTCTGGATTTTCCGCCAGTTTTCGATAATGGTCAAAGAAGCTGGACTTATCGAAGTCCGGATTCAAAGTGAACCCATCCATGAAAAGAAAATGTTCTTTTATGTTAGATAAGTCACAGTCCCCACGGCCGCTTAATTCCCCATACAACCACGTGCTTCCCGCTCTTGCGCAACCCGCGTATAAAAGAAAATTTATCACGAATTACTCTGAGAGCGGCTCGGGCTTTTTTGATACTCGCTTCTTCTTAACCTCGGGCTTCTTCCAACCAGTAAGAAAACTCTCTAGCACATCGGCAAGAGCAGGATAAACAGTAAGAATATTTTTATCCTTTACAGCATCCAGAAGGTTTGTTTCATTTGGATGGCATCCTTGGCAAATTTGCATCCAGATTTCTTCGCGGCGCCACTGCGGAATCTTGGCCGCGCTGCCATTTGGAAGAAGGGTTAGAATGCGACGGAATTCCATCGTGATTGTGGTGTCTGCGATACCGTCGGGTAAGCCCTCATTCTTAATCGGTGTCTTGCCATCCGGTAGATTGTATGGGCCTTGTTCGTAGCCTACACCCCATGCAAGAAAGCGCATAAGAATAGAGTTACCCGTAGAGATTGCACGAACTCGTTCACGTAATTCGTCTACGTTCTTTACCTCTGTTGCCCAATCTAGGGCTTCATTGATATACTTAAACTTCTTAGGCTGTAATCTTGTTGCCATCGCTAATTCTCTTTCTCAATTCAGTAGTGCTAAAGCTATGCCGGCGACTATTGTAATAAACTTCGATTCCTAGTTCGTCACCAGTAAACCGCTTATCGTAATAATCTTGGCCGATGATGCGAACATCCCAGTCATAGCATTGTAGTATATTTAGCAAGTCTTCTTCCGTCGTATATGGAATGATATCATCCACATACTTACAGGCTTGCACCTGAATATATCGCTCAACCAAAGATTGAACAGGCTTGTTCTTCTCTGGGCGGTCAATAGTTGGGTCTGTCTGTAGTGCTACGACCAATCGGTCACACTGTTCCTTGGCTTCCTGCAGCATAAGGACATGACCCGCGTGAAACAGGTCAAAGCAACTGGCTGTGATGCCTACTCGTTCGGTGGAGCTATTAAAATTCATCGATTAAATCAATCATCTGTTTCATACGGTTTGCAATAAAGTAGTTCAGGAGACCACTGCGGTCGCCACCCTTTTGCTTTTCGTAACTATCTATGATAGCTTCTTTAATATCTTCTGGAATACGCGACAGGTCAACAAGTTCACGGTTGCGCTGGAAGTTGCGCCACATTTCATCACTGGTGATGAAGTCTTCTGGCTTCTGGTGTTTCCACTCAGCAACCTTATCTTTCTTCATAGGACGCTGGCGTGAACCAGTCACGAACGTATCGTCATCTGACAGGATGTTAGGAACACCGTCACCCTTATCACCCATGATGATATGTTCCATGAGAACTGCTTCTGGCTTATCGGTCAGCTTGACAAACTTCTTCTGCACGGGTGCATACTGCTTGACATTAGACCACTTCTGCAATTGATTGAAGTCGTGGTCGCCAGATAGAACGAGAAACGGCTCTGCACTGGGCAGAAGGCCATCGAGGTTCGAAGTCTGACTATATTCAGCCAACGCACCAATTACATCATCTGCTTCTGCGCCGTCAACATCGATTACGGGATAAGGGAAGTGTTCTGACAATTCTGCACGAACTTGATGCAGGGCTTCGAAGATGGAATTCCAATCAAAGCCACTATCTGCACGGCTCTTCTTACGATTAGCCTTGTAGTTAGGGAAGAACTGACGGCGCCAGTAGTGGCGATTGTCACATGCAATCACAATCTCACCGAACTCTGGTCCGAACTTGCGCTTATAAGAACGGATTGAATTGATAATCATGTGGCGTATCAGAGGCAAATTGACCTCTACATCACGGCGACCACCAAGTTCTGCCATCATGTTGCTAATTGCAACTTGGTTAAAATCTACTACAATCATTCGCTTTCACCTTTGCTTTTAGTTAAGACTTCGCGAATGTCATCAAGAAGACCGATTTCTGGACAGTGGACGCCAGCTTGACGCATATACATGCCTTGAATCATAACCGCAATAACGGCACAATCGCCGTTAAAGTTGTCATTCAACTTACCCAACTTCTTGTCTACGGCTCTCAAGATGCCATTCAGACAAGCATGGGCAAAAGCCTCAGCGTCCTGATATGCAGCATATTCGGTAGCACCTTCAAGGAAGTAATTGTAGGATTCCAAATCTTCTTTTGTGGGCGGTGCCGCATGAGGTCGAAGATAGGTCACGTTATCATTATCTGACATTAAAAGACTTTCAAAATTAGAGTTGTTGCCGTGAGTCGAGGGCGCACATTCGCATTCTTACTTTTAACAGAAGAATACCATTTTGTCAAGTCTTTTTTAGCGGTAGCAGAAAATGCAGGAATCTGATCTTCTGGCTTTCGAAGCAATTTACAACTGGACATGGACTCCTCATAGCCAACGAGAGACGCACCCTTTACAGTGATGCCGCCGCCGACTGGGCTATAATACTTGGAAATCTTACGTGTCTTGATATCAAACGTCCAGACTTCACTACAGTTAAGAAGGTTGATGGGTTCAACGCTCTTACCGAACTTGGGGTCTTCTGCCAAGAACTTAATAGCCTTGACTAGCTTTGTCTTATCTTTGGGCTTCTTCTTACGAACTTTAGCAACCTGCTTACTGATAAAAGACTTCTTGAGGTCATTGACATAACCTTCGACAAGCTGGACAATCTTCTTGATGATTGTAATACCAGAGAACGGGAAAGAATCCATGAACTCAATCTGTTCTTCTGTCAAAGTCTTTCTATCTGTCCGACGAAGTTCCAACACTTCGGAATATTCTGCCAGAAGAGGCAAGAGCTTTTCGGCACAGTCTGCATACTGCTTATCATTCATCTTATATGGCATAAGAATCTGAGCCATGTTCTTATTGTCTTCACCAGCAATAAGATTGTCGATTTCGTCATTTACGTCCGAAACGATATAGGTAGAAGCCAACTTAACCGGCTTAACTACCTTGACCACAGGAGCGGCAACAGGCTCATCTTCATCATCTGACTTGATGCGCTTGTTTACCACTTCCTGTATCTTTTCCCAGATGCGGTTCTGGTGAACTTCGCTCACTGGGAAGCCACGCATGGCAATTCTAGCCGTGTTGGCATAGGTTCGAGGTAGAAACTTATCTGGTACCTGACTGACAGCCTTTAGCTTTTCTTTATCAGCTTTGAACCAATCAACGAGAAAGGCACGACAGTCTTTGGCATCTACAATGTAGTTATACCAGTTGAGAGCCTTGCCGAATTCGCTTTGATAGTCTACAGGCTCATAGCTGTCGGCCCAAACAGGCTCAACACCAACGAACTTCGACTCAGCAATAGGTACCTTAAGTTTATACATAATCACTCCTTGTCAATATATCTCATTATACGATATATCAAGGTATTTGTCAACCCTCAAATTTCACTGAAATTACAGTATCATAGCGAAAAGAACGCCAAGCATTCTTCTCTAAATCCCATACGGCTAGCGAATCAGTAGAACCCTTTTTCTGAACGGCTTCTTCTAGTTCGGTCTGCTTGGGAAGCATAGATTCCTGTAGAGTGCAGCGCATAATACGTTCATCACCATTAGCCTTAGTAAAGGTAACAGTGCCAATCTTAGCACGAAGATTATTCTTAAGGTCTTCGCGCATTGCTTCAACGTCGGTCATCATTTCACATTCTCCTAATATTTTTTTCATCAACTATAATTTGACCCCTTGCATTTCGGCGAGGAGGATCTGGCATCGGAACATCGTGAGTAGAACCATGTTTCTCAAACTTAAAGAAGTCAGGAACTTCTGGTGTGGGAGCTTTAGGTTTCTTCTTACGTATTTTCTTAGCTTTTGGTGTCTCGACTGGAGCTTTCTGTTCATTAACTTCAACAGGGACAATAACCATTGTATCTGATTCTTCTCGTTTTGTCAACCCTAAAAATGTCATATTTGCTGCAATTATTAAAAGAATTGCCAATGGGTCGAAAACAAAGATAAGAATGATAATCATCATACGAACGGCCTTATCGATAGTGGCGTTATCACCACTACCGTAGAACAGTTCCGCTACATATTTAATTGGCCCTACTTCCGCTTCGAGTTTGAGCGTTTCTGTTTTGAGCGGTATGAGATTAGTCTCAATAGCCTGAATGTCTGTAGTCGCACCCTCAATTTCTTTATTGAGTGCCGCACGTTCCCTCTTTTGTCGATTTCTAATGAAGTTAGCATCGAGGATATTTTCCCCAGAAGCAAGTCGGTCCAAAGTATCCAAAGATGTTTGTGCATTCTTTAGTTTCCTTTCTGCCGAAGTCTTCTGACTTTCTAGTTGTGCAATTTGTATTTGCGTTGAACCACCAACAGTGGTGTGTTCGATATGTGCTTTACTTAGATAACCAAATACGCCCATACTTGTAATGAACGATAGGACAATGACTGCCATCGTAAAATAGGTTTTCAGCAATCGATTTGCTGTTTTCCAATTGCGATACACCCAGCTTGCCGTGACAAGTTTGGCCAGTTCTAAGACAACACCCATGGCAGCTACTGCGATAGGTGATGCAGGAAAGATAGCCATCAATCCCAAAATCGAAAAGTAGCCAGCTACACCTGTAATAGCTAGGGCTACTAGCATTAAGAGGGCGGCGAAAAACATCCTGGTCTCCAGTCTGGCAACTTTAATTCTTTCAAGTGCGATAGTCGTAGTCGAACATTCCACATGTCATTGATGCATCGGTCATCAAACCGATATTCCCACTGTAGAATATGTTCAACTGCTTTTGCGTGAGATTTGCTCCCATATTCAGCAACAACTTCTTTACGCATTTCGCCTTCATAATTAGTCACATAAGAAGAACTACCGAAATATTTTTCAAATAGTTTATCAGTCTTACATGAGTAACCAATATAGTATTTACCGTCGTCAAAGTAGGTGCAATAGACTCTATGCACTTTCTTTGGCGACGGCTTCTTCTTTTTAATAACCATTAGTTCACTCCAACGTGTGAACTATTTATTCGTCCTCGTCCCAGTCATTCCAGTCGAGGTCTTCTTCGGCTATCTTAGTGCCACAAAACGGACAAAATTTAGTTTTGTAGTATTCTTCATCTAATTCATGTTCTACCAAAAACACGGCATCACATGAAAAACATTCTTGTTCTTCCACTATGCAGTTCCCCAAACGTTTTCCCAACTGCCGGATAAGGCACCCTTCGCATAGTCAGTAGCTCTATTTTCAAAGAAGTTGGTGTGGGTCGGGGCATTAATCATTTCTTCGACCCAAGGCAGTGGATTTTTCTTGACTTTAAAAATGCCCTTCATACCGAGGCTAATTAGTCGGCGGTCACAAATATAGCGAATATATTTCTTAACATCTTCTTGAGTAAGGTCTTCCATTTCTCCCATAGAGAATGAAAGTTCAATAAACTTATCTTCAAGTTCGACCATCTTTTCTGCGATGGTATAGATGCTGGACTTCAATTCATCGTTCCAGATATCTCTATTCTCTTCAACATATGCACGGAACAACTTAATCATCGACTCGGCATGTTGCGTTTCATCAACAATCGACCAAGTAACAATCTGTCCCATACCCTTCATCTTTCCGTGACGAGGGAAGTTGAGGAGCATGATGAAGGACGAGAACAGTTGCATACCCTCAGTGAATGCACTAAACGCGGCGATATTGGTCGCGACGGATTCAGGCGTTCCATTTGAATTCGACAAATCTGTAAAGTAGTCGTGCTTGGCCCGCATTGAGTCGTATTCAAGGAATTCTTGATACGTTGACTCTGGCATCCCAAGCGTTTCAATAAGGTGCGAATAGGCTGCCACATGGAGAGCCTCCCTTGCTGCAAAGCCCATCAGCATCATACGGATTTCTGGCTGAGGGAAATACGGTAGATAATTCTTTACATAACCACCCGCAACATCGATATCACCTTGTGTAAAGAAACGGAAAATATTTGTGAGGAAGTGCTTTTCACCATCGGTGAGGCGCTTCTTCCAATCGTTAACATCTTCAATCATTGGGACTTCGGTATGAAGCCAGTGTGACTGTTCATGCTTCAACCAGGCATCATACGCCCATGGATAATTAAAGGGTTTAAAATAAGAACGTTCGCTTAAAAGATTAGACATTATACCTCCGCTGCCCATTTGATTAGTTCGTCATAACCACCAACATGTTCACCGTTGACCCAAATCTGGGGAACAGTAGTCACATTAGGAAGTTGTGCGGTGATGTCTTCCCAAAGGCAGTCAACTCCAACTACCATTTCAGTGTATTTAATATCCATGCCTACCATGAACTCTTTTGCTTTTACGCAATACGGGCAATCTGGTTTTGATACTATTTGTGCAAAATATTGTGTCATTCGTTTACCCTTCGCAAGCTATACAGGCATCGCCGTCAATCATTGCCTTGAAGTCGATTTCTTTAATCGCTTCTCGTTCAATGCGCTTCGATACCTTATCTGCCTTACCAATCTTCTCAGAGCGGCAGTAATATAGCGTTTTTAGACCCTGTTTCCATGCGAGATAATGTACCGCATGTAGATATTTGATATTTGCATCGGGACGGAAGAATAGATTGAGGGACTGTGCCTGGTCAATAAACTTCTGTCTGTCTGCCGCATGTTCAATGACCCACCGTTGGTCAATTTCCATAGAAGTTTTAAACACTTCTTTGGTTATTGCGTCCATCCATGTAAGATGCTGCACAGAACCGTCGTTGGCGATAATCGAAGACCAAGTCTCATCATACCAACCATCTTTGTGATTTGCAGCTTCTATATTGATAATAAAGTCGAGGTATTTATTCTTATTAAGGAATGAACCAGATAATGTATCTTGACGATATGCGTTTGCTCTCCATGGTTCAATCGATGGACTGGTATTGCCCATGATGATTGACGACGATGCGTTTGGTGCAATTGCCTGCATATGTGAGAAACGACGACCTGTGCCAGCAGCATCTGGTGCCTCGCCTCGTTCTGCGCCAAGTTCTAGGTTCGCAGCATCTAGGCGGTTCTTGATATGCTTAAAGATACGCATATTGGTACCCTTAGCAACAGCCGATTCCCATGCAATCTTCTTACGTTGCAGATAAGCATGGAAGCCTAACGCACCAATACCAATAGAACGTTCACGCTTGGCTGAGTAGATTGCTCTGGCAACTTGCTTAGGCGCGTTGTCAATGAAATACTGTAGAACGTTGTCTAGCATTTCTGCCATGTCTTTCAAGAACAGCGAGTCTTTCGACCATGCATCATAGTATTCCAAGTTGACAGAGGACAGACAGCAAACAGCCGTGCGCTTTCTATCAGTAGGAAGAATGATTTCCGAACAAAGATTCGATTGATGAATCTTTAGACCCAACGCCTTCTGGAAATCTGGCATTGCACGATTTGAAGTATCGATGAAGTGAATATATGGCTCACCAGTCATCATACGCAATTCGAGAATCTTCTGCCAAAGTTCCTTAGCAGAAACAGTATCACGAACTTCGCCCGATTTAGGGTCTGTTAGATTCCAACTATCATCGGCATCACCGTCTGCCATACAACGTTCGATGATTTGCATGAAATCGTCGGTAATGTTGATTCCGTGGTGCAAATTGAGCGCCCGCATATTCGGGTCACCCGTAGGCTTTCTCATCTCTAGAAATAACCCAACATCAGGGTGAGAAATATCCAGATAAGCAGCATAAGACCCACGGCGAGTGCGACCTTGACGGTAAGCCATACTAGAAGCATCATAAGTGCGAAGATGAGGCATAACGCCAGTAGACTTATCATCTGCGGCGCGAATGCCAAAACCAATACCAACGCCACCCCCAAGCATAGACAGCCAATTGGTTTCTGAAAGATTGTCAACTAGTCCCTCCGCAGTATCGTCAATGAAGTTTAAGAAGCAACTAATGGGCATTCCACGCTTGGAGCGACCAAACGAAAGAATGGGAGTTGCATATGAAAGCCAGTGCTTTGACGCATACTCATACAGGCGCTGGGCATGTTCTGGATTAGAACCAAAAGTCTTTGATACAAAAGCAAACCTATGCTGCGGAGATGTCTCATCATCTCGCATATACGATTCCTGCAGCCGCTGAATACCTAGCTTATCAAACAGGTTGTCGCGTGATAAATCAATTTCAATTCCGAGATAGTTTTCTTTTGCCATTTATAGACCCTGATCCTTTAAAACTTTTTCAATGTTCGGCTTAAAGTAAGTATCTGGCTTGAGAATCTTACCGTCGGCCCGCTTCTTAATCTTTCCACCCTCGGAAACCTTACTCATATTAGACGCACGGACTTCTTCCCATACAGCATCAAAGTTAATGCCCAGTGTGGTAAACAATCCCTTAACGACCCATACTAGGTCGGCGCCACCGTCTGCAACATCTCCGATGTGGCGACGAAGAAATCCATCACAAAGTTCACGGAATTCTTCATCAATTAGATCAATATATAGCTTGGCTTGAGCCTCGTTATTTTCATTTAGATGCGGAGTAGCGCCGATATACTGGTCGGCTGCGGCCATAAACTGTTCAACATCATTCTGATAATTATTATTCTTCTTAGTCAACGTATAACTCCCATCTTCATTTTCTATCCAAATTATTGTATCACCGGGCTTCCACCCTGTTTCTTCCTCGAGTCCATCCCAGGCAATATAATGTTCGTCTGAAACTGCATCATACTGCACTTTTACTGTGTCTACCATTTTAATACTCCAAAGCAGATTTACAAATATCTTCTAACGATTTAGTTTCAGTGAAAAACTTGCTTACCTCTGGTAGAACAGAAACCACTACTTCTCCAGGTCTTCTATCACAATACACTTTATTGATGGGTTTGTCAATAACATTTTCCATGGCAGATACAACTTCTAACACAGAACTCCCAGTAGTGCTACCCAGACATTCTACATTATTTGTTGGACCATTCTCTACTATTCTATAGAGAGAATCTACAATATCTGTAATATGCGTATAGTTACGAATAGTAGTACCATCTCTAGTATCATAATCAGTGCCATAGATACCGATTTCTGGATATAGACCATTAGCAACTGCGGCCAGTTTGCGAATTAAGTGATAGTGACTATCATCGAATTTGTCGAAACCGTCGTTACCACTGACATTATAAAATCTAGCAATACTATAAGACGGAAGTAATGTAACTAAGTCTTCACCGGCTCGTTTACTTCCTGCATATGGACTACTACCAGGATTAAATGCAGAACCTGTGCTACAGTAAATAAAATTATCTGTTCTTGTGGCATCTAGAACGGTTTGAGTACCGAAAAGATTTGTCTTATAATAAGGAATAGGCATGGTTACAGAACGTGATACCATCGTCAATGCAGCCAGATGAACGATGGCATCATAGTTTCCGATAAACGTAGGAATTCTGATATCCCATGGAATTACGTCACCTACGATATACTTCGAAATGTCATTCTGTTTCAGATTAAAATCTGTTGCAAAAACATCATGGCCGCCTTCTGCCAACTTCTTGACCAGATGACTACCAATATAGCCGGTTGCACCGGTAACTAGAACTTTCATTTATCTTCCCGACTTTTTAAACACGAAAAATTGGCGCGAAAAAAAGGCGACTTGCCGTTTTTCAAAAGTGCCTGGCTTTTTGGTCAAGGTAGTTTTCTTTCGAACTCTGCCTGTGCTGCCATATCATCTAGTGCCTTGGCTACATCGGGGAAGTGTTGACTAATGAAAAACCAACACTGTTCAGCAACGATACGGTGTTCCTTTTGCGTTGCCTTATCCATACGCAACTGGCAATAGTGAACCCACGAACGTAGAGAACCTGCCATGATGATGGTCGATTCGGTCATACCCTCGGGCAGAACTGCGCGGGCTTGTTCTTTGGCAATTCCGTTCTTAATAGCCCAATTATAGGCTAGAATTGCAGTATTTTGAACATCATCCTGGACACTCATCCAGTTATTATTCAACTCTTCATCATCAACCTCTACAGAGTTTTGTCTGTTCTTGGCATCTTGAAGCCGCGCCTCTCTAGTTACGAACCCGAGGTCCTTAGTTGGATCGGCGTAACGCTGAGAGTATTCCTGGAATGCAAAGGAGCGATGGCGTAGAATTTGCCGAGCGATATCACGAGTTGTTTTAATTTCCATAGAAACATGGACCATCTCCAAAGGTGACCAATGTTGGTTCTTGATAAGATATTGCACTAGTTTTGGTGCAGTAGCAGTGTTGTTCTGATTAGATGGATTTGAGACCCGCGCAGCCCAAGCAACCAACTCGTTTGCTGTCATACATCCTGTATAATCCATATTTGGTTCAGTAATACCAATTAAATTTACTTCACTCAACTTCAAACTCCTTGACTGTCTGGAACTGTGTCTTACTTACGAAACCAATACCCAATAGATGGTCTACTCTAGCAGAGGCATCTGCATAATCAATGTATGTACCGTCATCGAACCACCACCAGCGATCTAGACCTAGGAGCCAGCGAGGCTCTCTACGATATTCTACAAGCCACTTACCGTCTGTGCGATGTATACGTAACTTTGTAATGCGAATATGGTCAAACTCTATTCCATATTCATTCGCGACCAATTCGCTCATATCTTTCTCCACATGGCATATCTTGCCTTTGCTGCTAGTCCTTGAAAAGTATTATCATTTATAATACTATGGATTTCACCAGAAGTCAACCCATTTTCAATCATCTCATTAATATCTTTACCGGGAACACTGTCTGGCCAGATTACCATCTTGTAACCCATCTCTATATACTTATTCATCAACTTACCGACTTCTCGGTTTTTAGGTTGATTATCGAAAATAATTGTTATCTTTTCTTTTGGTATCGGGAGTTGGTCGATTTTTCCGAATGATGTTCCAGCACAAGCAATAGAATTATCCAGAAAAAGGGAGTCAAGCGGCCCTTCGACGACAAGAATTTCTTTGCTAGGATCGACCTGATCCAAACCAAAAATAGAAGGCGCATCTTCATCTACCTTAACATTAATATAACGTAACGACTCGCCTCGGATTCCGCGAAGGCTAACAACAAGGAGTTTACCAGTGCCATCAAAAAAAGGAATCGCGAGGCGCGGCTCTGAGGTAATGATGGACTCTTTGTATTTGGCATTAAGTTGTATGATGTCTTTAACATTAGGAATGAAATACAGCCGACTAAAAGCATCGCGAGGGATTTTGCGGTCAGTAACATATTGAATTACCTCATGGTCATCTGGTAGTGTGTCGAGTCGAACCATAATTTGGTCGATAAGTTTGGGGTCAGGCTTCTTGGTGAATACCGGGGGAGAAAAATCTAGAACGTCTTGGATTTTCTTATGTGACTTTGCTGGTCCGACTTTAGCAGTATCAGCATATCGCTGAATTACATACTGCTTATATTGATTGTCATCAAACTGCTTTAGAAAGTTACCGAAGCCCATAGATGCGCCACAGTTATGGCACTTATAGTTCAGGTCATTCTTTCCCAAGAAGAAATAACCCCGCGCTTTTCTTTTGTTACGCGAGGAGTCACCGCAGATGGGACACCTGCAGTTCCAAAGATCATTAGATTTTTTCTTGAAGTTCTCCAGGCGATACGAAATGGCATGGAGAAACTGAATATCAATATATGCACTCATAGATTCACTATACACCTTTACATGGTGTAAGTCAACCCTTTTAGAAGAACTTCATCACCATCGGTAATATTTTTGTGATGATAGCGCCGATTACAACGCCGCCACCTATCATAATATACTTCGTTCTTTCCAACTTGTCAATACGATTTTTATGTTTTTCTTCTTCTTTATCCACGGAAGTTTTGAGCGCATTGATTGCCGCAAGCATCTTGTCTTCCGTAGATTGAATTTTTGCTTCGAGTTCACGAGTGGTTGTTGTGATACGCGAATGTAACTCGGCGTTAATTGCCTTGGTTTCTTGTCTATGCACTTCTAAACTCGTGTAGATATCTTCGTTGACTGATTCCTGTGCTTCGAGTTTAGTGTCGTGAACAGCAAGCATTTTATTGATGCAGTTGGAAACATCACCAATCTTTTCGATGGCGAGGTCAAGACGGCTGAACACAACCTGAATTTGTTTCAGGTCATGTTCGATTACCGCGACTTTTGTTTCCAAAGATTCCAATTACTTAGCCTTTGGTTTGCGGGCTTTTTTGACAACTGCCTTAACTTCTTTCACTTTTGCTTCTGCTTTGTCAACAGCGGCAGTAACCTCAACAAGGTCAATCTTACCGTCCTTGTTAGCGTCTACAAAACCAAAAAGTTTTTTCAGTGCGTCTTTGATTTGATTAAGCATATTTATTATCCCCAGTTTGCGTATTGCTTAGTTTTCTTAATACGGTCATCAAGACCATGCGTACCGCCGTTTACGCGGCGAGTAATCTGACCGATGACTGCATCTGTGACACCCTTGTCCGCGATTGCGAATAGACCATTCTTATTGAAGAACCATAGAGCGGATTCGAAAGCAAGTTCTGTTGCCACGATGTCTGGGTTTGTCAGAACATCTGGGCGACCGATATCTTGGGCAAATTGAGTGTAGTTGCTCTTACCAGTTAACTGGATTGGACCACGGCCTCGGAACTTCCATCCATCACCCGATGCTTCTGGGCCATTGCCCATACGATTGGCGTATACTTTGTTAGCAATCTTTTCTGGCTTACGAGCATACCCGGCAGTCGATGCGATTGTAGGGAAATACTTCTTAAAGATGCCGTTGAGACCCTTGTCAGAGTAGTTTAGATTTTCCGAGAACACCTTGAAGCCACCGGACTCATGGGCGCATTGACCGAAGAAGTGCGCGGCCTGTGCAGTCGATAGTTTGAAGTAATCTTTGGCACCCTTGAATGTTCCTGGGCCCCACTTACCATCAGTAGGCAGACCACACTTTGCTTGAAGTGCAGCCATTGGTCCAAGGCCAGAAGTTGATGTTGCTTGAACGGCGGCTTTAGCAACCTGTGCCGCTGCTTGAACTACAGGTGCACCAGCTTCCTTAGTTGTGCTAGGGTCAAAGTCAGCAACAGGTGTATACTTTGTGCCACCAGCTTTAGACTTAGAAGCAATCAAACGTTGACGGCGATTGCCACCAGCCTTCTTGATTGAAGCGTG